CCGTATCTCCAGAATCTAACAACTGAAAAAACAGAATTTGGAACTTCTACAGTTTCTGAAACTGTGTACAAATTTTCCACTTTATCCAAAATTGGCTTATTACTGATAGCTCTAAATTTTGAGCCATCATTGTAAGTCAGATTATTGTTAGCAATGCACTCATAATAGTACTTTAGGGCTTTATCATAGTAAAATTTCCCTGTGACTTTTGCTCCTGTGTCCTGAATATTTCCGCCATACTCTAATCCAATTATTTCTGCCAGTCTTTTTCCCTCAAGCACTGTGTCTGATTCTGTCCCAAATTCTGTGATATTTATTATTACAAATTGATTTCCGTTGTATGCTAATTCATATGACTTGTTAGGTTTAAAGTCTCCAGCCTCTATCTGCTTTAAAGTTCCGTTGTATTCTTTCAACAATGTATAATCAACATTATTTAGCCTTAATTTTGTTGTTGCATTTGTGTTTTTGGTATCAACATTTATTCTTAATTTCAAGTCATTGTTTACTCCAAATTCTGTTAATCCATCTAAATTGCATACATAATAATCTATATTCAAATTTGTTGTTTTATTAGCCTGCAATGTATGCACGTTTCCAAGTTGTAATCCATTATAAATTTCCTCAGTTTCAGGAGTTCCGTTTTCCCTTATAGTTCCAAAAGCTGGAATTATGTTTTTAATCTTAGTATCTCCTCTATTTGTATCTTCCACTTTATAATGAGTTGGAAATTCAACTTGTTGTGCTTTAAATTTTGTTAATTTAGCCATGTTACCTCCTTATTTTAAATTAATCATATTATCTTTTCCCAAATCAAATTGCCCTAGATTATTTCTTCCAAATCTTCCAAATGCTGAATAAGAAAAATTACAAACAGGATTTCTCTTAACTTCATTTTTAATTACATTCTGTCCTAATGATTTACTTCCAAATCTCATTCCAACTATGTAATTATCCAAGCATTTCGAAGTATTTATTTTAACTCCACCGCCAACAATACTATTTAAGTCAAGTTCATCAATCAAAGAATAATCATAATCTCTGTCACTTACAAATTTGACATCATAAAGTGCATGTTCGTTATTAGTATTTAATTCGATAACTGGAGTTAGACCTGTAAACATTTCGCCAATATTACTTATTGTTTCCAAGTTCGGAATCAGCTTATATTTTCTCATTGCCAATTTAATTCTGTTCCTGTATCTGTCATCAGTTTGTCCGTTTCTGCTGACATTAAATTTAATACCTAAGTCGTCCAAAAACTCCCCTGAAGCATATTCCACCAAATATTGTTTCTCCAGCAAATTATAAATGTTATCAATTTCATCAAAAAGTTTTGCAACGGCTTTATAAAACGCCTGTATATTTTCGTTCTTTTTAAGCCACCAGGGGCATTTAGACAGTAAATAATCATAATTATTCTGCATACTCCGCCACCTCGTTAAATCCTAATTTCAATACTTTTTGAAAATTATTCCCTGCTGTCTCTTTTAACTTAAAAGTAACATCTATATTTAAAAGCTTTTCAGCTGAATACACTGTTCTTATAAATTCACTTTCACATTTATAACTTGTTATATACTCTCCCACTTTTACAGATTTAATATATTCCTTAACAATATCTCTCAAATTTTCTTCAAGAATATTTGTTCCGTCAGCTTTTTGAAAGTCGATTTTTGCCTGTACTTCTCTTTTCTTCGGTCTGTAAAATCTCACTTCTCTGTCTATTCCTTGATTATCCTTGACAATTACAACTGTATCTCCATTCATTTGAATAGCCTGATCCTTTTTCTTCCATATTGCTTTAGCTATATCCTCATTTCTTCCACCGTCTACTATTAAAACAATTGATTTCGGTTCTAAGCCTTTACTATCAACTGTCATAGTTTTATTTTCATCAGCATAGACAGATTTAACACCTTCTTGCTTTAAAATCTCTGCTCTTATTCCGTCTAAGTTCCATTCACTTTCGTTTCTGCTTAAAAACCAACGTTCTATATAAGCATTATCTGTTTCCTGTTCCTGTCCTCCCGCTGCAACTTCATTTTGTTTAAAGTCATAAACACCGTTAACAACTTTAACAAGCTTTATAATGCTACCTATTTCCTTGTTTCCTTGTTCTCCTGCAATATCACATTCAAATTTAAAAGTAGTCTTATTATTCAGTGTTCCATTTTCTGAAAGTGTATATCTTGTTCCGTCATTTGCTTCAACAATAACATCTCCTATTTCAAGAGGAACATTTAATCCGCCTATAAGTTCTATATTTACAGTAGCCTTACTTTCCTGTTTTCTCTTAAAGAAAAACGGACCATTTGCAAGATGTTCATCTATTTCTATTCCCTCACAGTTCAGCAAATTCATTTTATCTGCCTGTATCTGCTGACGTTCCATCTTAACTCTCATAAGTCTAGCAACAGGGAACATAAGCATAAACCAGGCACTCCGTTTATCGTTAGAATAGTCATCTTTCAGTAATGATTTAAGTTCATTATTCAAAACATTCATATTGTCCTGTACTGTATTAACCGTTATTCTCGCCAACCTATACCAACTCCCTCCATTAGCATTTTTTCATTATCAGCAAATACAAGCCCTATGTTCAATTTCAACTTTCTATTTTCAAATTCATAGACTTCAACAAAGCAACTTTTCAAATAATCCTTAAAATTATTGTAGATTTTATTTCTTATATGTTCTATCACTTCATTTTCATTTCCATGTGTTCCGAAGAGTTTTTCAAAGTTCAAGCCATATTCTGTGTCATAGTCCAGCTCTCCCTCTCTTATATGCAACATTAAGACTATTTGCTGAATAACTTCAAAATACTTTTCTCTGACTTGAAAAAACTGTACATCTCCATTTTCGACATATATTTCTCCTGTTGCATTGTTTAGTTTTATATCCATAAATCACACTCCTACGGATGTATATAAGGAGTTCCGTCTTTGCTCACTCCACTATCAGTATCAACGCTTTCCGCTTTAATCGGTCCGCTATCAATACTTCCAACTTTTAATTTTCCTGTTATTTCAGTATTTCCGTTTACAGTTAAATCGCCATTTAAAATAACATCTCCGTTTATCTCTATATTTTCAGGAATATCTACAGCAGTCGGATCAGTAGAAATCAAAATCGGTAAAGCAATAGCGTTTGTCAGATTATGTCTTTTGTTAGTATTAACAACGCTAGTTTCTTTAGTAATGTATCCGCTTATATCCCTGCTACATATAAGCAGCGGAACAATATCTCCAGCCTTAAAATTTAACTTGATATTTATGTTCCTGTTTCCAATCTGGCACATTGGAACGTGTAAAATAGGGGGTAAATTAACTTCCTTGTATTCAGCAACAGGCTCAACATCTATAAATCCGTTCGAGTATACTTTTGTTATTTTAGCAATTACAGAAGTATCTATTCTTCCAATCATGGATTTTATATAATCTTCCATTACTTTTTCCCCTTTCTTTTAGTTTGAGTATTTTTTCCTTTAGTATTTTCCGTTGACTTTTTTTCTTTTAGTTCTGCATTGTTTTTTTCTATGTCAGAAGCATTATTTACCACTCTTACTTTTAAATTCATTACAAAATCACTTATATCACTAATTTCAACTATTTGACATATCGTAGATATTTCATTGCTTAAAAGTTCTATTAAATCTCCTTTTTTTAGCTGATAAATCAATAAGCTTTTGATTTCATAATCATATTTAAGCTCTTCTTTTCCTGTTTCTTTTTTTTCTTCTGCTTTTTTACTTTTTTTTGTTGTTTTTTCCTCTTTTTTCTTTTCAACTTTATAGATTATTTCTTCGACATTTTGAGGTTTAGGCTCTTCCAGTAGTCCACTCTGATAACTCAATTTAATGACTTTTTCAGTATCAACTTCATCATGATAAATATAAATAAAATCATTCTTCGTTGTCATTTGACTGTTACAATCTTTTACGATTTGCCCTATTTCATAAAGCCCACTTCCTAAAATACTTTCTCCAATGCTGTAAACTTTATCGTTCTTTAGTTCGCATTGCTTTACAGTAAATCCGCATTTACTAGCTAAGTCATTAATTATTGTACTTGCATTAGTTCCAGGAGCATATGCGGAGCTTACAAGCTTTTTAAAATCAGCTGGAACTTCTCGGCATTTAAGCTTTAAAGTTCCTTTTTCAACTTCCTTTTTAGTGATTATTCCACTTGCTATTTCTCCAACATCTATCCCGTATCCTGCAACAAGTCTGACATTGTTTTTAAGCTTGATTTTAGCTATTGTAGTATTTGTCAAGCCATGTATTTCAACGTTAAATTCGTTAGGTTCTTCGTTGACAGATTTATAGTTCCATTTTATTTCTACTCCGTTAATTATTTGCGGATCTGTTAAGTTATAATCTTTTGGAAAAATGAAATTTAAATCTCCGTCATCTGTTTCAATTTTCAATTCCGTTCTTTCTAAAAATAATTTATTTAGCATTTTCTTTTCCTTCTTTTAAGTCAAAATATTCTAAAAAAACAGACTCACAAAAATTTTCAAGAGTGACTGGAATTTCTTTATTATCCTGTGCAAGAGGAACTATATAGCAGTTAACAAAATCATTATTGATATTTTTATTGTCATCTTTGAGAATGAACCAGCCGAGCGGTCTTCCGCATATAAGTTTTTCATTTTCAAGCAATATTTCTCCATTTTCGTCCATTATGTCAATATAAATATGATCATTTGTTTTAAAATGTTTTATTCTAAGCAAATAAATTTTATTACTGCTTTTAAATGTAAAGATATATGGAATTTTATTTTTATCTATTTCAATCCTCATGCTAAAAATCCTCCAAAATTAATGCCACTATTTTTAGTCCCTGCTACTCCTGTTTTTTGTTCCTCTTTCAAAACAGTTTTTTCAGCTTCAAGTACTTGACCTTTTTTCATCAAATAAGCAAATTCGAGGACTTCAAAGTCTATTTCAAATTTTATAGCCGTCTGATGTTCATAGTTCCTTGAAACTTTAGTGATAATCATATCTTCTATTGTTTCATTTGTTGAAATTGTGCAGAGTTCCTTTTTCTGCCACAATTCTACTATTTCGGCATATACTGATTCAGGATTTTCAGTTCCAATCTGAGTAAGTAGAACAGAAATATTATATTTTCTATTCCCATGCGACACATTGCTACTTATCAACGTACTGTCTCTATCTTCAAGTGAGTGTGTCTTGACACTGCTACTTCTGTCATCGCTCGTTATCTGCACCCATTCAAGCGGAATATCATTTATTTTACATCTGTCAGCGTCTTCAAAGAGTTTAAAGCCGAATCTATTTTGAAAAAAACTATTCACCTGTTCCGAATAAGCAAGAGCAACTCCATACACGCCAGCTCCTGCTGTTCCCAGCATAGTATTTAATCCCATGCTGTACCCTTTGCTATATGCTTTTTTCCCTAGAGTACTATTTTTCATTGCATTTAAATTGCTAAAATCCATTATCTTATCCTCCCATCATTGCGAAGCTGTCTTCAAAAAATTCTCTTAAAACTCTTTTTATTTTATTTTCAAGCTCATTATCATTTCCTTCTGTACTTTTAATAACAATCGTAGGCGAAAAAACAATCTTATTATTGCCTTTATTTGTTGTCGAATTATTAGTTGTTGCTGTATTTCCTTTAGTGCTTGTTGCTTTTTTTATTCCTCCAAGCCCTTCTTCAAGCATTCCTCTCGTTGCCTCTGCCGTAGAAATTTCTGTTCCCTGTGGCAAATTCATCAGCATTTCCTGTCCTGCTAGGAATTGTTGCCCTCCAGGAAGTTTAATCATTTCAGCACCTTTTTCAGCTACTGTTGTTAATCCTCCACGCCAAGATTTAGTTCCTATGTAGTTTTTACCTATCCCAAAGCCTTTTAAAATATTAAACTTTGAAACCGCACCAGCAATTTTTCCACCAAGTTCTCCAATTTTCCCAAATAGACCGTCTATAAATCCTTTTATTGCATTTATGGCACTTTGTGCAATGTTTTTAGCTCTATTAAAAGCATTAGTAAAGAATATTGATATTTGATTGATTACTCCACCAATTGCATTTATCACTCCTGAAACAACTCCTAAAATACCGCTCATTATACTTGCAACAACTCCAATAATTGCTGAAAACACGCCAACTATCGTTGAAGACATTCCTATGAAAATACCTATCACAACTTGTACAGCTGGAACAATTATTCCTAATAAAACAGCTCCTACTTGGATTATTACCCCTAAAATCGGCATTACAGCTGTTGTCACTTGCACTACGTAATTTATTATCATTCCAATTGTCTGCATAATCGGAGCGAGTAAAGGCGAAATCATTAAAAGTGCATTTGTTAAAATATCAAATGTCATTTTGAATAAATTTCCTATACTTTTAAAATCTATTGTCTGAAATAATGTTCCAAAGGCTTTCCCAATATTCCCAACTATTTGTCCTACTTTGTCAAAATTAATGCTTGAAATTGCACCGTTAATTATTCCGACAAACATTCCACCAAACGCAATTAATCCATTTAACGCACCACTCAACCCGTCTGTTAAGCTTTTCCCTCCTGTCACTGAACTGAATAATCCTAACATTGTATCTTTAAGCGTTGCCAGTGGCTTTATCACAGGTTCAAAATTTAAACTAGAAATTAACTGCATTGCTATATCAACTCCGTTATTTAAGCCGTCCATTAATTTTATTCCAAGCTCTTGAACTGTTGGAATTATAGCTGTTATCATTGGTGCAAATTTTCCACCAATCTGAATTGCGGCTTTTCCTATTTCCTCCTGCATATCACCCCACAAGTTTTTAGCCTGTTGGATTTTTCCTTCAGGAGTGTTAGCTAAAGCCTCATTTACATTTCCCACATTTCTTTCTAGTATTTGTTGCATCATAGCGGTTCGTTGTGCGGTGTTAAGCGACTTGAATTGTTTTGCTTCATTGTCTGTCAACGCAATTCCAACTTTTCTTAATGCAGCTAATTGCCCAGTGCTCATTGCTTTTCCTATCATGTTAGCTGTGCCGTAAAAGTCTTCTGCTGTTCCATTCATTCCTTTTTGGTTTGCCACTATATCTGCGATTTTAGGCATTAACGTATTAATTTCTTTGTTAGTTAATTGGAATGTTGATAACTGTGACTGTCCAGCCATAATCAGCTCATCTCCGTACACTCCTTTACTTTGTATTCTGCTTGCTTCAGATTTAAAACTTTCGAACGCCTGTTTCATTTGATCAGGATTTTTATTATAACCACCAACAATTTGGATATTCGACTGCAACTTCTGTTCACTTTGTGACTGCATTTTGTAAGCATTAACTGAGTCTTTAACAAAATTGACAGCGGCTCCAAGAGATAATACTATCCCTATCATTCCAGCCAATTTTGCTATGTTGCTTTTTAAGAAATTAAATTTACCAGCTAAGTTTTTAACTCCTCCGCCTACTTTTTTCATTGCTCCTGTAAACTTGCTAAGCACCCCTGATTTAAAAGCGTTCTGAACAGCTTTTCCTACTTCTTTAAAAGCACGCCCAAGAGGATTAACTGAATATGACACCCTATTAATCCCAGCACGTGCTTTATCAAAAATTCCTGTAATCTTTTTACCGACAAATGGAATTTTATTAAGCTTGTCAACAAAACTGTTAACACCTGCGGAATTAACTTTACTACCAAGCCTTGAAATTACTCCATTTATCTTGCTTGCAGTTGGTAAAATACTTGTCATTTTACTTCTAAGTTTTTGAATTCCACTTCCTTGAACACTTTTCCCGATGTTTCCAACTTTCTTTTCAACATTGTCGGCAACAGGTAAAATACTTCTCATTTTTCCTCTAATCTTATTTATTGCACTGTCTACATTAGATTTTGCATTAATTAAAATCTCTAATTTATTTTTACCTGCCATATTAATTACTCCTTCTTACCAAAATCATTGATAGCCTGTATCCATTGAAAGAATCTAACATTGCTCATATCAAGAACAACGTTAGGGTCTTTAATTTCATTCCTGACTATGAATTCCCATTTTGCTTTGATTAATGGATTTTCATAGTCATCTCCCGCTATTTCAATTTCATGTTTAATTTTCTTTTCTTCTTCTCTTTCGACTTTCCCATGTATTCAACTATTGCCTCACATATCTCAACTAAAGCTTCAGTATCGTGTTCAAAAAAATCTACTTTTCTTGCTTCAACTGGTTTTTCAACCATTTTAGGCAACAATATCCCAGCAAAAGTAAGATAATCGTATTTTGCAACTAAATCTAAATACGCTTTCTGATATATCTGTATATTTTGAGGTTTTGTTAGCCTAAAATCTACTTCTTTAGTATCTCCGTCTTCATTGATATATATTTCTTGACCTTTTATATTAAGTCTTCCTAATTCATCAATAAAAACGCTATTTTGTTCTTTTGTTTCTGTCATTTTATCTTCCATTATTTATATCCTCCTATACCTGTTCTTCATATTTTGCAGCCTGTACTGTAAATTCAATCTCAATATCTTTAGTATTATTCTTTCTTTCTCCGCCTTTTTGAACCGATACCCCTGACCCTATTCCAACTACTTTGTTCATTCCTGTGTTATCTATATATGTTAATGTTCCTAATTTCCCATCAGGATTTTTATTACATTTAGTTAAGAAAATGTCATCGTCTGATCCTTTTACTGTTGTAACTTTGATTTCTCTTTTTGTTACTCTTGTCTGAATAGTCGGAACATTCCCCTTGATGTCGGGGTCTCCCATTGTATGCGAATCTTCAGTTGGATTATTATTAATCTCTTTAGCTTCTTTTATCATATAAGTTCCTATTCCAGGGAACGTTATAATTAAATCAACTTTACTTAAATCGACTGATTTTTCCAAAAAATTATTACCCATTTTCTACCTCCTATATTGTTATTGGTTCATCGTGCCACACAAGTTCAACTTCAATTTCTTCAATTTCTGTTGACAATGTGAAGTTTATCTTAACATTTCTTAAAACTCTGTTTATATAGTCATCTACAGTTAATCCTGTAGTTGCTGATGTGTCTTCTATGTTTGGAACAGTAACTTTAAATAAATACTCACCATTGTTACTTTTTGCAAATGCTCCCTGCTTTCCTAATTCTGTCATAGCTCTAATTAACATGTCCTCAATGCTCGGAATTCCGTCTGAATCCATTGTTGTATTTTTTCTCATTATTAACAGTCTGTTCAAATTAGTATCAATCGCATGAGTTATTGCGTCTATTTTAATAGTTTGGTCTGCATGTGTAATTCCATCAGCACACCATGACCCACTTGTTACAGCATTGAATCCAACTCTGCTTTCTGTGTAGTTAATAAAAATGTCATCAAGTTTAGCCGACTTTGTTGTATCATTGCAGCTTGGCTCTACACCTAAAATTCTTCTGTCAGACCATCTCCCATTTATACCTTGAACAAATGTCCATGCTGGCAATCCAAAGATGTCAAGATTATCTTTTCCCTCTGTTCCAAACATGTAATATATTCTTTTGCTTTCCCTTATATTAGCTGGGGTCTTATCTCCATCAGTATTTAGAACTACTCCAAATTTTCCAGTTCTAGTCAGATATTTTGATAATGACGCTATAAATGCCTTATCATAAAATGCCACAACTACCCCATAGAATTCGCCCTCAGGCAAACTGTTAAGGAATGCCTCATTAGGTGTTGTCTTCCCTACACAGAACCACTGTTCAGGCTGCAATCTATTACCATCAAAATCTTCTTGCGAAAGGAATGTATTTATCCCTTTGTACATCAACGAAGTGTTTCCAAAATCTGTTTCCACTTCTTTTAAAGTTGTATATCTTTTATAGTCCTTGTCCGCCTCTTTAGTGATAAATAAAATTTTACTAAAATCTCCCATCACTAAAGGCTTTCTAGGTCTATTAACTACTACTTTTACTTTTTTTCTAGCCATTTTCTACCTCCACTTTTACATCTTTTATTAATTGTCTTATTCTTTCGCTTGTTTCCCGCCAGTTTATTTCCACATCAAAGCTGAATCTGTAAATATATTGGCTACCTTCAAGGAAAGTTAAGTCTTTTATTTCTATCTCGTCATCACTTAATCCAAATCCATTTCTGACAATGTCATGCCTTTTCTTAAAGACTATTACTTCAAGCAATTCACTTGCCATTTCTTCTGCCCTTGCCTGTGTCGGAGCGTAGAAGTCAATCTGAAAGTAAGCATTTACTAATCTTGTTGCCTGTTCCTTAATATTATCTTCAGTTGTTTCTACAGTCCTGTATGCACTATAAGCTGATTTTGTCAGACTTACTGTGTGCATTACAGCACATTCAGACGGTTTTTTTGCCATATGATCGTCACGGATAATCTGGAAATCAACAAAACTAGCTAACAATTTTCTTAGTTTTTCGTTTTTCATTCTTGTACCCTCTCAATATAATAAATTCTCAACTGGTCATGTTTCATATAATGTCTCATAGTTGTGACTATATATTTATTGTTGTCAAATTCTATTATCTCTTTTAAGTCAATATCTATGTAACAATATATTTTTTTAGAATCCAGTGTAATCTGTATTCCCTGGTCTGTTAGCATTTTTATATCTTGCCTTCCAAGATTGAATACAGCTCCCTCAAACTCCTTACTTTCATCAACTTCAACTAGTTCAGAATCAATCCATTTGCTAGCTTTATTTGTTATTTTGCATTTGCTAAAAAATCTTTTCGGAATAAATGCCTTATGTGCCATTCTATACACCTACAATCTCGTAACTTATTGAATTATATAAAGAGTGAGTGTCAATAAGTGGGGTACTGCTCCCTTTTCTCTTAATAGTCTTGGCATCGTTCGGGGTGAAATTTCCACTCATTATTGTTTTTTTTATTTTTTGGACAACAAACGTACCAAGATTCTCATATGCTCCTTGTCCTGTAAGCTCACCACTGATAATATTTTCAATTTGGGTATTAAGATATTCCTTAATCTCATTCTGTGCTTTCTGAGTGCCTACTGACAGTCTGAAAAAAGGTCTTTTAGGAATACGGCTTGTACCATATTCGTTGAATATTGCGTATTCTAAAACAGTCGCACCTTTTCCCCTACTCTCACTCTTTTTCCCTGTCCCACCTTTTTTTATGAGACCTTTTCTTTTCATTAATTTTCTTTGTGCTTTTGCTCTGTCTCTTTTTTTCCCGCTTCCATCATCCAGTATCCCAACTTTTACAGCGTGTGTCTGTAAATATTCAAATTCCTTTTTTAATCTTTCTAAATCGTTAAATTCTTCAACTATACTAGCCATATATCATTCTCACTATGTTATTTAATTTATCTTTTTTAGTTGCAATTAAATCTCTTGTAGAATAAGCTATATCATCAATTTTATAGCTTGTGTACTTCCCTATTTCTTCCAAGCTGTCAATAAAGTCATCTACAAGCCCAATCAATTCAAATTTAAGCCAGTCAGGAAGTTCTCTGTATCCCTTTAAATATATTATTTCGACTTCTTCCGTATCAGTTTTACAAGGGCAGTCTTTAAATTTTGGAAATTCAATATAATCATGCCCTTCTCTCCACTCTTTTTCTACATTCACCGATTCAACAGCAATAACAGGTCTGTAACTTAAATAAATTCTTTTTCTATACTCCCTTATCTCTTTTACTGTTTCTTCATTAAGAGTATAACCAAGCATATTTTCAATATAACTAATAACTATTTTCAATAAAGTTTCAACCTTAGCTAACTCTTCATCAGCTAAGGTCTTACCCGTTAGTTTTTGATAATCTTCAACAGTAATAAGCATTCAGATCACCTCTATTTTACTTTTAACACAGAGAACGCCTTAGGTCTTATTACTCCTCCACCTATTCTGATTCTTGTGTAGTATTCTGTTGTTCTTTCGTTCACATTTCTGTGTAGTTCCTGCTCAAATCCTTTTTTCAGATAGTAAGCATAACCTTTTTTGAAATCACAGAATACCGCAGGATATTTCCCAGTATCTATGTCGTCCAAAAACTCTTCAACATATACTGGGTATCCATTGAATTTCATTGTTGCTCCCTCTATGATGTTAGCCCATAAAAATCTTCCGTCAGCGTCTTTCCACAACTTCATTTCTTCGTAAAGCTTAGGAGAAACAAAGTAAGCCGACCCTTGTCTGTAACTTGCTTT